CCATCGCGCCTACAATCCCAAAAACCAAATTGTGGTTCGTAATACCGACAGAACCGGCAGACCTTGGGTATCGTTACTCTGAAATTTTTCACCGGTGACAATTTTGGCATCCTCGCCCCCCAGCCTCAGTACCTAATCATTACAGCCTGGGCCCGGGCAGCGCGAACCGCCCAGGCCCTTATGTCAATACTCTTCAGTGTGAACGTACCGCACACCCTGTACTGACGTTGGCATCGGCTTGATCTGCCCCACTAACTCACCGAAGGAATCTAAAATCGCCGCGAACTCCTCCGGTTGTGGAGTGTTGCTCATTTTGTACGCGCGGTCGGCCTGCAACCCCTCGCCCTCCGCCGGTGGCTGATCAAACCACGATAACAGACCCCAGCTTTCCAAGTATGAGTACGGGACAGCCCAATCCTCGGGCCAATCCTCACCCACAAGCGACATTTTCATCCAACGCCCCTGGTCGTTCGTCCAAAATTCGAAAGTTGCTTTCACGTTTTTCTCCTTCTTGTGTAATTGGATTTTTCTAGTGAACGTCTATGCCTATCGTTTCTCCTCGCTTGTCACCTCCCAAAACCGCGTGTAAATTAGCGATGCGCCTCCGCGGCAGGGGCAGTGTCAACGATGCCGCAGACCCATATCACGTCATCATTTTCCGCCCACACCACCATCCGTCCATCATCCAGCATTTCGGAGTGCGCCGTCAAGCCCGCGCTCTCCACCTCCCACACCATCTCCAGGCATATGCCATATGCCACTGATCCCAAATCGAGAGTTTCCGATATTTCCTCGAACATAACCAAGGTGCTCCCAGTAGTAAACCGCGTGACCCTGATCCCCGCCGCTTTTTCCTTTTCCCTGTATGACCTGTATACGTCGTCTGGTATATGCATCTCACAATCCTTCCGCCATCGTCGTAATGGCCTCGACGTTACTCAGCCCGTGCAGGCGCCCATAGAAATTTATCACGTCCATCGGCTTCTGGAACGAGCACACAAAACAATTGCAAAGCTGTTGCCGTGTGTCCACCCAGAAACTAGGGTGATCATCCTGATGAAACGGACATCGAAACATCAGGTGCTTTGAAGAAGACTGCATACCCGCGTCGCTGAAAAAGTCCTCTATCTTGTAAGCCGCCCGCACCCGCTCCACTGTTGCCCGATCTGCATAGTTAGCCTTACCCCACGCTGATGCGTTTGCTTTTTGCCATGCTTCCACGCGCTCAGTATGCAATGGGGCCTTCATTCCGTCGCCCGGATCCGCTTGCACTAACATCGACGCAGGCAGCACCTCGCTCAAGCTCCCAACCCGCAATAAAATCCCCATCTGCATCCTTTCATATTTCGCGCCGGACGGGTGCACCGAGGGTGGAGCCACTACATAGCCACCGAGTGCTTTAATATCAACCTCGACCCGCTGCCCGTCAGAGCTCCTGAGAGGCATTGTGCGCGGCGTTTCGGTCACGCGAAGGTAAACGTGTGCCCCCCGCGCCGTGCGCACCTTGTAGGCCATTTTAGCCGCCACAGAGGCCAGGCCGCCAGCTTCCCTCGCCCAGTGTTTCCACCCGTCGAAGGCCGCGCCCGTGTCGAAATCCAGCACTGTGAGTCCCGCGTGCCCGGTAACCAAGGCCAGATTGTGAAGGTCATGAGTAAACCATAGTTTGAGATCGTCTTCACTCGGTAGTTGGGATTGATACTCACGCCAAGACACTTTTGCCTTCTTCTGCTTAATCTGCAACGGAATCGGTGCAAAACCAAGAGAAAGCCAGTATTTTGCCGATTTGAGAACTGGATTTTGCATTTTTTGTCCTTTCTTCTTTAGTTTTCGGACACTTCGGACACTTCTCACAGTAATATCTAGGTTGAACACATACAATATATATAAGGGTTAACCGGGAATTTAGTGTGAGAACCGTCCGTTCTGTCCGTAACTATGGTTTTAGCGATATGCCCCAGACGCCCCGCTTGGTTTTCGCTGTGTTGTGATCCAGAATGAAGCCCTTTTTCTTCAATGTTCGGTTCAGATAGCGTTTGCTTTTGGGGCGGAGCCCGATCTCATCGTTCATAAACTGAACATAGGCCGGGTACAAATCTGCGTTTGAAACGAAATGGGCCGGTGAAACAGAGCAGCACTCGTCAATAAACTGTTGAACGTAGTCCTGTTCATCGCGGTGGCGTTTGGTCTCCTGTACAATCGCAACGGGCTGTTGCAGCCCGTTCGCATACCATTCTTGAGCACCTTCAACACACCAGCGAAGCGCGCCCTCCAGCGCCGTCGGTTCCTTCAGACGCTGTTTTAGCGTCGTGTCTTCCTGACCTAAAAAGCTGTTAGGGAACGTGACGACTATCAGGCGCGCCCATGCTGCGTCGTCGTCGGGATCGGCATGGACCGGCTCGTTTGAGGAAAGCCAGAGCTTGAACTGCGGCCGATAGGTGAAGTGATCTTTTCTCTTGAAAGCACAGCGGATGTCATTGCCCCCAGTCAAGCGCTTCACCACCGCTGGGTTGAGGCTTTGATACTTGTTGCTTTCTGAGGCAAAGACAACACGGCACGGCTTGAGCGGGGCCAGGTCGAAGTTTTGGGTATCGCCGCTTCGGTCGGCGGTGAACGTCTCGAACGATGTCTCTGTGCAGAGGGGCTCTTTTCCCAAGAGCGTCATCAGAGTTTCAGTGAAGGTGCCCTTGCCGCTTCTGGTTGGCCCGAAGATGTAAAACATCTTTTCTTCCCGCGTGTGCCCGGTCAGGCTGTAGCCCATTGCCGTTTTGAGAAACGTCACGGTTTCAGGATCAGTGACGCCGTTCAAAAACTGCAACCATTCGCTGTAGGGGGCCGCCGGGTTGTAGTTGGCCTGCATGGTGTAGGTGAAGTACCACGCCGGGTTGTGGTCAAGCAGTTGGCCGGTCTTCAGGTCGATTACGCCGTTCAGCGCGTTCACGTGGTCGGGGTGTTGGTCGAACACGCTCACGCTAACCGTAGTCATAGCTTTGAGCAGGTTCATGACGCCGTTCACATTGCGACTTGTGCAGGCCGTCGCCCTCACCAGCGGCTCGTTCTGTTGTTTGCTACGATACTGAGCCAGCCGCCGCGCCCGCAAGGCCTTGATCACGGCCTCGGTCACTTTGGCCTCGGCGGTCTCTTGCTCCCAGTGCGTGCCGTTGTACCAAAGCCAACCGTATGCGTTGCAGTAAGCGATCTTGTCGCCGGCGCGATCCAACACGCATTGTGCATGTCCCTCGTGGTCGATGGGTGCATCAAGAAGCAGGTTTCCGGTTTTCTTGCGTGTGCCGATGGTCGCCGCGTGCGGTTTCAGAATGTGCGAGAAGGCCCCGGAGATCGCCGCGCTGATCGCTCGGTAGAGGGGGGGGGGCTGCTCGGCCAGGTATTTCCCCAGGCCCTCGACGGGGTCCTCGCTCATCGAAACGTAGGTATAGATGTCGCGCCAGGGCTTTGCCTTCGGCATGTCAGTCGTCTTGCCGCCATTCAACGACCCCGCAATACTGAGCGCGTCATCGTACCAGTCGTCATCTAGCGTGAATGCGCCGGCGAGGACGGCCAGATCATCAGGGGGGATGGAGAAGAGGGCGGTTGTCATCGTTCAGCCCGCTAACATTTTTTGTACTGTAGTGGCCAGCGCTTCTTGAGCTACACCGATGTTGACATGTTGCCCGCCCGTGGCCTGGGCCAGCCGCAGTAAAAACGCGCGCGCGCGGCTGTCGTCTTCGCGGCCCACAAATATCGTGTCGATTCTGTTTGTGTAGGCCCTCGCGGTAGCAAGCGCCTTTTGTTCATCGTCGGGATGCCCGTCGGAGATCAGAACAAAGCGCATGCCTGACACGTCAGCGATCTTGGCAAACTTGAGCGCGCCGGCCATGTCGGTTCCGCCACCCAAAAACTGAGGCTTTCCGTTTGGGCAAAATACCGTGTAACCGGAGAAAGACAAGACCGCGATCTTGCCAGCGTTATGCTCTTGAAGGCTGCGCAATTCGTCACATGCCACGTTGTAACGGCTGCGCCCTCCGCGAGAGTCTCGCGCTTGCATGCTCCCTGACGTGTCCACGATCACCACTATGTCGGCTCCCACGAATGCCTCGGCAATGCTTGCGCCGGAGCATTGGGCCACGTCGCCCAAACTGCCCTTGACGATTGCCGTGCTCATAAAGTCCTCCTATACCCATTTGACTGCGAATTTGTCAGCGCCGGAAGGCCACGACGTTACCATCGTCCGGCCCTGCGCGTCCATGATGTCTTTCCACTGTAAAATCCGAGAAACGATGAACCGCCCCAGTTGTGCCAGGCCCATGGTCAGTATCCATCCGCACCGCAGCGGCGCGCGGTAGTATTCAACATTGAATTTTGGCTTGTGTTGGGTTAGACTCGCCTGTAGCGTGAGGCCAGCATCATATCGGTCGCGCTTGTCGTCGTCGCTCAGTACCTGGTAGGCATTGTGAATGCGTCGGAACATCGCGGCGGCGTTGGGCTCGCTGCACACGTCGGGGTGCCATTGTTTTGCCATCCGGCGAAAGCCTCGCTTGATGTCATCGGCGCTGGCCGTCTTCTTGATTCCCAACGTTGCGTACAGCGTGCCGCTAGTTGGCTGTCCCTTTCCGAACTCAAACCAGCCTCGAAGGACATCTACGGGGAAGATCGCTGCCCAGGTGCCGCCCACAAAGCCGTAGGCGCTCACAGTGCCGTCATCTCGCTGCTTGCAGGTGCCCAGGTACTCAACTTTGAGCAGGCGCGTCTCCGGGTCCCGCTGGCCCGGTTCTGCATTTGGGACATTGAGCATGATGCCAAACTCGGCAAAGACGAGTTTCGCCAGGTCTTTGCCCCAGCGCGGCGCGACCAGCCAGCGCCTGTTTTTGCGATCCCACCGTCTGTCTTGGTACGGGATCAGCGTCTTGAGCTTCGCCACCAGGACACGGTCGTAATCTGAATAGAAGGCCAGTTCTCCGTTGTTCGTTGTCTCGATTTTTGCGTCCATCGTTTGTCCTTTGATTGATTTTTCTAAATTCGGTGGCCCGGAGTCGAACCGGGTATCCAGGTGTCCTCGTGGCTGTGCGCGCAATGCGTTACCAGCGTTGTCCTGCTGTCTCGCCTGGTAGCTCAGATTGCCTGCGGGTCGCCGTGCCCGCCCCCACCGAACTCTAGCAGAACCTCACCCACCGCTAACGCCGCCTCCCTCTTACTCCATGCGGCTTCCCCACAAGCTTACCGCTTGCGCAAGCTCGTATAGACGCGCTCTTTCCGCGCCTTCTCGATGTCGGGGATCACGATCATGAGGCCTTCCAGCGTCTTCGTGTCCCAGGAAACGCGCCGGTTGAAGATGGCCTGCATATGCGCGCCCTTCACGCTCTTGCCGTGAGCTACCACGGCCGCCCTGATCTTCGCTTCTAGTTCCTTGATCTGCGCCTGGAGCGGGGCCAGTTCATCCGCCATTTTAGCTTCAAGGCCTTCTAATTGCGCCAGGATCTCCGGGGTAAGAATTTGCTCCCGAAGCTCATCATATCGGAGCGCGATCACGTCCTCATGCGCGTGCATATCGGCCAGTTTATCAAGCTGCGCCTTAATTTGGACTTCGATAACCTCGCTCATGCTTCCTCCTCGTTTCTCAGAATGCGCGCCACCCGCGCCACGTCCTCCGGCTCTCCGGGGATCACCCCATCGTTTGCCGTCAGAATCGCATCAGCCCCATACTGAGCAATAAGTCGCTCCAGCGTCAGCGCATCGTCCCGTTCCTCAACCACGTTCCATTCGCCCTCCACGATGTCACCGTCTGGCCCCACGTCCATGCCCAGTTCGTCGGCGGCGTAGAGCCCCATGCACACATCCGCGAAGGCCACGTGCATAACGCGATCCAGCGCGCGCCAGTAGCAAGTGTCCTCGGGATAGTTGCGCCAGTTGTTCTTTTCGGCCAGAGTTAGACCTTCGCTGTTGACCACGATGGAGCGCGCCTGCTCCATCGTGAAGCTACGTTCGATCTGGGGCATGGCCTTGCGCTTGATCGCGATGGACCATCCCGCAAACGTGCCGTCTTCCTCAAGGCGCGTTTCCTCGTAGCTCTCAAAATCCGGGTGGGCCTGCACCAGCGCCCACAGGAGCTTGGGTGCCAACACGGGTTTGTTTTCGATCACGTACACACTACTGAGCGCCGTGGTCACGGGGAGCCCAAATTCCCAGGCCACCGCCATTTTCACCTCGCCCTCGCGCTTGCTCAGTCCGAATCGGCGGCTTTCATACGCCGCTGTGCCCAGCGCCTGGAGCATATCCCAGGCCGCCGGGGTTAACTGTCTCTTTGGTACTGCCAACGCCGTGTTTTCGCTCATGTCCTCACCTCAATTAACGGTTGGTCCTCTTCAAACAATCCCAGCTTAACGTTGTCATACAGACCTAATGCTTGCCGAATCCGCGCGATTGTGCCGGGACCCAGGCTGGGTATCGTCTTGTAGGCGTCCTGCGGGTCCGTGAGAGCGATCAGCGCCCAAAATGGTTCTTTCCCGCAATATTCCTGAACCCTTCTGAGCCGATCCAGTCCGATGCCCGGCAGGGAGACGATCACGGCTTCCCCCTCGCTCAGTATGGAATGGTCAAGCGCGGGGGGGTAGATTGTTACCTCGTTGCGGTCCCGGGCCGCCAGTCGGATGATGGCTGCCTCCAGATCGTCGGAGGCATGGATCACGCTCACGCCCATTTCCTGCATGGTGAGCAGCGCGCCTTGCACTGCGTCCCACCGCCAGCCCGTTTTCCGCTCTGTGATGACGTACCCGTCAGCATTGGGGGCCAGCGGGCCGGTAATGAGTAGGTATGCCCAGTTGGTGCTCTCCCGTAGCCGCTGCGCCTGGTTGAACAAACGATTACTCCCCAACGTGTTGAGAAGATCGTCGCTGGTCTTTCGCTCAATTCCCAGCACCCGATGGTCGCTAGTGGCTACTCGGAAATCGCCGGCATCCAGCGCCGCCACTGCCGTGGGGACACCCCCGAAGGTGAGTTGCCTCACCCACGGGGGTTCCCGACTGTCGATGATCACGGATGTGATGTGATTAGCCATTTCAGCTCAGCTTCCGTGATAAATCTTCTTCGTTATGCTTCCGAGTGCATACGCTGCCTTTGAGAGCGCATCCTTCGCCGCCCTCAGATCTTCCCACGCTTGATCCCATCGTCTGTATGCCTCGGTGGCCTTCAGCACCTCTGCCGCTTTTGCCTCGGCCTGCTCTGCTGCCTCGGCGGCCATTAGCGCGGCCTGGAAACGCGCCGTTCTGTCGTGAGCTGTCTGAGCCAGTGTTGCCTGCCCCATATCACACCGCCTGCGCCCACGGCATACAGCAGACAGGTACCGGCTCCCCAAACGCCACGTCTTCGAACGAGTTTCGCGCCTGCTCGGCGGCGAGATCGTCACGCGTCTCGGCCTCGGTCATAGCGTCCTCGAAGCTGTAAAGCTCTGCCTCCTCAGCCAGGTATGTCTTGATCAGTTCCTCAGCCGCTTGCTGGCTGACCATGGTTGTTTCCTCGATTTGTATAACAGTCACGCCGCACCTCCCTGCACGATAGCTACAACTTCCGGACTATCAATAGTGAAAAACTTCCCCGTCAGGGGGTTGCTCTCTAAAAGCTCCTGCATTTTCACCAGATCCCCGTTGGCTTGCGCCCACAGCGCTGGCAAGAACGCCTTCGCCGTTTCCTTCTCTGCGCCCCCGTTGCTATTGGCTGGCACCTCAGTGGTCGCCTCCTGGTTACCAGCGCCGAACTTCTCGCTGTATGCAGCCCGGCAAGTCGCTTCATCCGGGTACACGGCTAGGAAGATCAGGGCAGTCTCATCGCCGGAGATCCGCTCCCCGTTCTTCACATAGCTGTACTTCTTGCCCGTGGGCCGCTTCTCCACCTGCACCCACTGCTCGTTCACATCCGCGCCGGTGTGGCCCAGGGTATCCAGGCTTTTCTTGGTATGCGAGTGCCAGCGCCGGTCGAAGCTGGGTACGCTCTGCTCCACGTTAAACTGCGCGTTGTGTTCCGGCAGCGGTACAACCTCGATGTCGATCTTAGCCACGCTGCGCTCGTGCCGATCCGCGTCGAAGGGAACCATGCGCTTCTTTGGTTTGCCATTCGCCTTGGTCTCGCCAGTTTCCTCAAACGCCACCAGTTGCGCGTCGGTGAAACACTGCCCAAAGTATGTGTACGTCGGTGGGGCGGCCTTGTTGGCCTTCTCCCAGGCGTTTTGTCCTGACATTGCAATATCCTCCTGTATGTGTTATACTGAAACTGTGTGTTTAGTCCCAAGGCCCCCTGAGGGCCTTTCTTTTTGGCACGTATTGTCCCACACGTGCCCCCTGCAACAGTTCAAGTGTCCTAATACACCTCCTAATTGTTACTGAAACCTGCTTCACCGTTACTGCATCGGTCGTGCTGTCCAGTAGCGCCTCTAACACCGCTTGCACGTTGTTCAAGTATGCTATAGAATCCTCCAGCACGGCGATCATGTGATTGCGCCCCAAAAGGCTCTGCTGCTTGTGCTCGTTGAGCAAGCTCCTCAGAATGACCCCTATACTACTGAGTGTGATCACCATGCACACTGCCCAATACTCCAAGTTAAATGCAATAATCAGATCTGCCCCAATCCCGATTACCACTGTGATCCACGTTCGTTCTTCCGCTAAGAATTTACCCAGCCGTGTGAATTGCAATGCTGCGGCCCAAATAAATCCCCACACAAACGCGATCAAAAACCGCAAAATCTCGCACGAATCCACCGAAATGGTCACAATGCTCCTTCTATGTGGTATGCTTAACTAAACTCGATGGACCAGGGCTGCGAAATCGTCAGCTTCTTGGGGGGTTTGCACTGCTCGTCATGGTTGACTTTCGGCGCACCCACAAACGAGATCGCGCGATTGCTCAGGATCGTGGGAACTGTCATGGCGTAGTAGGTCCCCACGCCGGAGCGCACCACAGCCTCTACCACGTGCCTTTGTCCATTCTGATCCTTAACACGCAGTTGCATGGTCATGCCTCCATATCGCAGTCACCATCGCCGGTGGAGTAGGGCCCTTCTCTCTGCGTCAGACCAGCCGCCACCCTGCGTACGGCGTGCATAGCGCGGTCGTCAGCTACCCCTTCCTCCTGGGCTAGACTCCACAGCTGCACCTCTAGCATATAGCTGGCCTGCTGTTGCGGCGACCGCTTCTCTGCCCGCGCGATCTCACCCAACAGCGGCGCCAACCGTGCATCGATCCGCACCCTGAGTTGTCGGTACTCTGCGGCGTTTCGCAGCTTTTCCATCGTCGTTAGTGCCATAGTTACCTCCTATAAGTAAAGCATCACCGTTGTGACGGCTGCATTATGAAAACCCTTGGGGTCGCCCCTGCGCATTGCCAGAACCGGATTCTGGCTGTTGGGCAAGATCCACCAGCCCTTTCCGTAGCCGTTCTGCCATGGCTTGAACTTCCAGCCAGCAGCGAGGAGTATCTCAACTGCATCGACGGCTTCGCGCTGCTCTGTACTCATAAACCTGTCTATGAGTTGTGCCCCCCCCGGGGTCAACATACTCACGCGTACACCTTTTCCAATGCCCTATCGTAAACCTTTTGCCCCATCAATCGCGCCGCGCCGGTCACTGCCTGCTCCACCTGATTTTCGATGTATCGCGCGACGAGATCGTCGATGCGCGACCCCAGGGCATTCTCTGAGGCTATCTCGTGCAGCGCCACAAGCTCCGCTATCAGCGCGTCGAATGTCTGTTGATTGCTGTCTTTCTTGTGCATGTGTGCCTCCGTATGATTTGGTGCTTTCAAGTGAAAGCACTATAAGTATACTCTTTGCTTTCATATGAATATAGTGACATTTATCATACGCGGGACGGACATTTGTCACGCACTTTCCAAAGAAAGTACTTTCTATAGTAGACTAGGAGTATGGATTTCGTGGAATGGATAAAGAAAGAATTAAAAGCCAGGGGATGGTCGCAAAACGAGTTGGCGAGGCGCGCCGGTCTAAGCTCTGGCGCTGTGTCGAATGTAATGACACAACTACGTCAACCTGGGCCCGACTTTTGTACGGGGATTGCTCGTGCTTTTCGTTTATCCCCAGAGGAAGTTTTCCGCAGAGCAGGGCTGCTCCCACCCAAACCGGAGAACTCAGAGGATATGACCCTCAGGGAGTTGTGGTCAATCTTGCGGGAAATGTCCCCACAGCAACGGCGTGAGGCTCGGCGCTATCTGCTCTACCTCACGCGCCAGGAAAAGGACATGACGCCCTTGCCAGAGAACAACTAACCTACTGAGTGATCTTGAGAAGCACCGCCGATGATGTGCGGTTCATTCACAAAAACCCAAACACGCCTGCGGGGCACACGCGCCTGAAAGCGCAACCACCCTACAAAGTTGGGGTGATTATCGCCACTCAGTAGGTGTGTAAGGAGGAATGTCACAACGCAATCGATCCATTTCATGACTAATAACCCCGTATTTGCTGTAGCACAATCGTGCACATTCTCAACACCAGGAGGCAAACATGCAAGACCAGTATCAATATATGACCAAAACCTATCGTGGCGAAAAAGCGTATCGTCGTGATCTCGCTAAAATGTCAGCAAGGGGATGGGAGGTTGTCAATGCAGAGACCATCCCTATCCGGCGCGGATGTCTCACCACACTGTTTTGGATTTTGCTTTCCATTGTGACATTTGGCATTTTACCCTTGGTCGTCTGGGCCTTTATGGGGCGTCCGGTCAAAATCGTGGTACAGTATCGTCGAGCCACTGAAAACACAATCTAAACTGAAATAAAACAGTCTCACTTTTTGGGGCCACCACAAAACACAAACAGGCCCTGGCTTGTGCCAAAGCCTGTTGTAGTATCGGAGCAGGAGAGAAACAAGCGGTCTCGAAAACCGTTGTAGTCGCAAGACTACCGTGGGTTCGAATCCCACCCTCTCCGCTCCTAAAACAGACTCCCGCGCGACCAGAGACTGTTTGCAGCTTTCGCCCGTCTGGGCGAAATGGAGCACCCTACAATGAAACAGTCTCAGGCTATTACCGGGTGGCTCATCACCCTCTCTGCAGAGGGGTACAGCCCTCGTACCATCGAGCTTTACACCCAGCAACTTGCCCGCTTCACCGAATGGGCAAAGGACCCCCCAGTCGAGGACGTGACTACCCTCCAATTGCGCCAGTATCTGAATTGGCTGCGGGACGATTACAAAACCACGCGCGGCAAGCCACTCAGTAGGAAGACGGTGTACAACAACTGGATCGCGCTCCGGTCCTTCTTCGGTTGGTGTCACAAAGACCACCTACTGAGCGAAAACCCATCCTTGGCTGTCTCTTCGCCGAAGTATACCTCCCTCCCGCCTGATCCCTTTACCCTTGAAGAGGTCGAGGCTCTGTTGAGCGCCTGCAAGCAACATACCCGGGATGCCCTGCGCAACCAAACCATTATTGTGCTGTTGGTAGACACGGGCATGCGCGCCTCAGAGCTACTGGGCATTGAATATCCCAATGACATTGATTTGAAACGCCAGCGTGTCCGCGTCACTGGCAAGGGAGATAAACAACGTGCCCTCTCGTTTGGCAACAACTGCCGACGTTACCTGTGGCGTTTTCTCACCGAACGCGGCGAAGATAAGGGCCCGTTGATCCTATCAGAGCGCGGTGGTGGTCTTTCCCTGAATGCCCTAGAGCAACTCTTCCTCAGCTTGGGCAAATGGACCGGGATCAGCCCCTGCTATCCACATCGACTGCGTCACACCTTCGCTGTCAACTTTCTCAAAAACGGCGGGAACGCTATCGCACTTCAAGAAATCTTGGGCCATACATCGCTGGACATGGTGAGGCGTTATGTACACCTTGCCCAGCGTGATGTTGAGGAAATTCACCGCAGCGCCAGTCCGGTGGATCGCTGGCAGCTCTAACTCGCCTTGCTGCCGGCCTCATACCACCAGTTCGCCCCGTCGCTCCACACTAAGTAACAGTTAGCGCCCGCACCATTGTTGTTAATGATAGCCGTGTAGCCAACTCCTACATCGGCGGGTTCCCCCAATGCTGAATCGAGCTCTGCATCTGTTGGCGGATTGCTCACATTAGTCTCAAAAGCCTCGATTTGAACCGTTGTCCCCGTGCGTGCCATTCGCTCCAGCGCCTCCAGGCGATCCTCCAAGCGCTCGATTTTGCTCAGGGGATTTTTTTCGCTCGCGTGGTCGGTGTCTAGCAAGCTAGTCATATTCCTCAACCTCCAACCGGCACGTGTTATTTGCTGTCCACTCCCGCGCAATAATCCGCACGGTGCCAGAAAAGGCCCATTCGGGCCACTTTTGAAATAGCTCCAGCGTCACACGGTCCCCAATATCGTAGGATGAAAACCGCGCCGGCACGCGGTCAATCGCAGTCAGCGTAAACTTCTTTCTGGGCTGCGCCATTGCATTAACTAGCGTCTCGGCATTGGCGTCCAGCGTGCCCTGTACCACCGCACTCTGTAGTTCGGCATACTCTCGCAGGTCGTAATCCGACCGGCTCGTGGCCTCGTTGGCCTCGCCCACCAGGCGCAACGCGCCCCAATTATCGCCCTCTCCCACACAGTACACCTGGTTAGCAATCTGTCCCTGTTCGTCGAGGGTGCCCGTGCAATTTACCCCTCCAATCAACCACACTGAGTTGGTTTTGTCGGTGCCCAGAGTGGTGTACCAGTTCGCGTAGAAAACAATTGAGCCGGCAACAACGCCAGATGTGATGCGAAAATCTTGCCCGGTCAGGCGCGCCAGGTCCCGAACGCGCCGCAAGATGTCGTGATAGTGGTGCTCTATTGAGCGTTCTGTCCCCGAGCTCGCAATGTTGCCCACAGTCATTAGCTGACTCTTTGTGTTCTCTGCTTCAATGATGGCTTGGAAGATCGCGCCGGGTGCTCCAGAATACGATGCGTCTTTGCCGGACCTCCGGAAGTCGAGCATGCGCTCGCCCGTGTAGATTGAGAACGTGATACCGCCCGCGCTGCGCCTTCGCGGTGTATCGATCACGCCGGCGAAGTCGGGCAGACCGTTATCAAACTGTACCAGGATTCGGTTACCATATCGCAGATTTGCCTGTGTGCATTTTGGGTCCGTATAGGGCAAAAACGCCGTTCCCTTTCCCACATTATTGAGCCGCCAGGCAATAGCCAGGATGTCGGCCCGCACCTCGGCGCGCTCGCGGCCCCGCCGGTCAAAAATCCGCATCGTTGCGCTCATTGCCAGTCACGCCGATCCCAAAGAATGTCTATCTCGATCTCGGTCGTGTTTTCATCACTGAACGATAGTTCGTTTTCGCCTCGCACCAGCCGCAGCCACTCACGTCGCGCTGAATCTAGCGACCGCGCCTGCATCTGTTGGCTGTCATCAGCCAAATACGTGATAGACTTTTTATATGTATCAACGACCAGTGTCTCGTCAGTGCCCATCGAAAACTCCAGCGTCATAGATTCGCCGGTTTCCTCGTTCGTGATCGTGCATGCGAGTTCATAGTTGCTCTGCTCACTATTCACCGTCACGTCGGGCGTGTAACTGCTGTCTAGCGTCACTGTCAGATCGGCGGCTTCAAAGTATGCCTCCTGATAACTGCTGGCCCTGAACCCAACGTAGTAAGCCCCCGTGATGCCGGTATCATTCTGTGACCAGGCGGTCCAACTACCCGTTGTGCCGAATGACTTTGTTGTGACAGTCGTCCAACCGTTACCACTAGCGGATTTCACGGTCCTGAAATTGCCCGTGCTGGGTGAGTAAATGTAATACTCCCCGTTGGTCCAGTTTGCCGCCGCGATCCCACAAGGGTTGTAAACATAGGCAACGCCGTTTTCTACACTGACGCCACCCTTCACGTACATTCCCAACTCAGTCCAGGGATCGGCGCTCCCTCCCTGATTACCCGTCGTTTGCGTTACTGTGCCACCGCTGATTTTCAGCACGGCCGCAGTTCCTGGTCGCAGACCGCCACTGCTCCCGAATTCTTCATATACCCAACTGTCGTTAGTGGACGTGTCGAGTTCGAAAATTGGCTTGTAGTCATCGTCCACTGTCGGCGCATTCACGCTCGAATCACCATACATAATCCACACATCATGCTGAATCCAATAGCACGTTGTGTCAGCAGTATGAGCGGCCTCGGATGTGCCCTTTGCCGCGCGGGTGATGCCGGACACCTTCTGTCCACTGGTGCTGCGGCTCGTGTAGGCAAACGCCTCAGAGTCAATCAGGATGATGCCATCGCTGGGTAGCCCGTCAACACTCTCATTGAATTCAATCTCATCAATATCACCGCTGCTGGCAATCGCGGTTTTGAGCGTCAAATCCACACCGGCCTCAAAATCCAGGTTAAACCATATCTTGGTCGAGGCCGCATTCATGTTGTCTAGCCACCGGTCAATTTCCGAGCCATCACTCTCTATGCGGAGATCGTCGCCATCGCTTTGCATCTTTCCCGCCGTGACCAGCGTTGCCGTGTCTAAGGTGGCCCGTAACGGGTAGTTTGTTGCTGCCTTTTCGGCCTTCCAGACGATGGGCAACCATCGCTTATAGATGTAGCCGGAGCTCTTGGCGCTCTTGGGAGTCACTCGGTAGATGGGGTAAACCTCGTCGTCGCTGTCCACGTCCACCACCAGCGAGGCCGTGGCGTCATCTATACGCCAGAATGCGATATCGCCGTCCCGGTGCCGCCAGCGCACGTCGCCGTTCACCGTCAACGTCGCCACCGTCGCATCCCAGGGAACCTCTGACCCGCCGATCACCGCCGGCTGCACTGCGTCTGCCAGCACCTCCACATACCGAGCGCAGAACTCGCCCCCCGTTGCGTACAACGCCGCCACCTCATTTGAGGATAACACACGGTCGAACATCCTTAATCCTGCATATGCGCCCCCAGCCTGGTTTGCGCCCGATGTATCTGAGCCCAAATTCATCGCTGTCAATGTTGGTGCTGATGCACTAGTTGTTCCCGATCCCGATAGCTCACCATCGATGTAAATCTTGTAGGAATTACTACTGTAATCCACGGTGGCAACAATGTGTAGCCAATCTCCGGCGCTGAATGTCAGCGCGCCAGAATCGGGTCCCAGAGAGCTGCTGCCTAGGACAATTAAATAGATGTCGTAAGTGCCGGGCCCGGCACTGCGGTAATACAGTGATACTCGTTCTGTAGCACCGCCGCGTGTATCAAATAGTATCGCATTTGACGGCCAATCCGCGTCATAATCTAGCGGTGCTTGCCACCACAGTGATATACTGAAATTGTTATTACTTGAGAGTAGATCAGAATGCTCATCCAGATTGACCTCGGTCGCTGCGCGGGTGCTGGTGCTGGCATCCTCAGTACCGCTCCATGAACAGTGACTCAGCGACCCCGCGCAGTATGATGTGGCGTAGGCTGATTTTTCTATCTGCACTGCGCCAAATCGCACATCGAATTCATCACCAGTGGAGCAACTATCTACAGCATCGAATCGGAACCGAACGTAGTCAGTGT